AGAGTCGCGGACCTGTGGGCACAAGCGGATTTGATATCGCCGAAGTTCTTTGGTTCTAACTGGGATTTCGTACACCGCTACTGCGATGCGAAGCCCGGAGCCTTCGGAGGTCTGGATGTCTCGGGCAGGTCCAACGAGGCAGAGCTAAAAGAGAAACTAGCAAGAATAGTCCACGTTGTTTCTCGCGAGGAGATGGCGCGGAACCTGCCCCCCAAGCGGAGACAGCTAGTGTATCTGTCTAAGAGCGACCAGATGAGACCCGCAGGCTTTGCGGCGGACATGAAACGTGCAGCCAAGAACGGGGCACAAGCTCTGTTCGAGACGCGACTGCTGGAAGCTGCAAGCCGCAAGCGGAACTGGATAGCGGAGACGGCGGCAGATGCCATCGACGCGGGACAAAAGGTTTGCGTTCTAACTGGGCGCAGGAAGGACTGTGAGGCCCTCGCGAAGCTCATCGAGAAGAAGGCCAAGGGCAACCCAGTCTGGACCGGACACGGCGGCGACAGCACCCAATACAGGGATTCTATTGTAAAAGAGTACGCCGACCACGATGGCGCGGGAGCTTTCGTTGGAACCACCGATGCGTTCGGCGAAGCTATTGATGGATTGCAGAACACAGACCTAGTGATATTCGGCCTACTACCTTGGACGCCGGGACAAGTGACACAAGCTGAGGGACGATTCAGTCGTCACGGGTCGAAGCGTTCGGTACTAATAATGTACACAGTAGCGCAGGGCACGGTGGACGAGCACGTCGCTGACATCCTTTTGACAAAGCTGCAAGCTGTCGAGGCTGTGTTGGATGATAAGGAGTCTGGGGAGGTGGCGAGCACGCTCGCTGGTGACCAAGATGAAGACGCGATCATAGCTTCAATCTTGAGCTTGTGTTCTTGACATGATTTTGACATGTTCTTGACATCATCTTGACACAACATCTGGGGGGACGGGTTATACTGACTACGTCAGCAACGACAACCACGGAGGACAATATGAACAACCAACAACGAACACAGCTAGCATCGCCCGGAGATGTTGGTGATGCCCTGATGGACTGCGAGCACGATGAGACTGCCTGTGAGGTCTGTGGGATTATCATCAAGATCTCAGAAGCTAGAGATACTTTCGCATGGTGGCGCAGCGACAGCATCACCCACTGTAGTGATTGCCCAGTTCACTAACAATCAACCGGCCCCGGAAGGGGCCACAACCACGGAGGACAATATGGGATACGACGCACACATAAACGCCTACGCTGCCGTCATCATCAACGTGGTGATGGAAGCGATGGGAGATGCGGAAGGCGACCCTGATGGCGGCGTTACCGTTGTTGACGCAACCGAGGTAATCGCTGACCTTTATCACGACGGCGTGTACTTCCTCGCGGAGGAGCTAGCGCATGAGGTAGAGCACGAACAGTCTCGGTACTGGCATAGGCAACCCCGATGCGCTTGGCCGCTGTCCCCTTACGTCACCTACCAGTTTATCCCTGAGTTCTATGTTCGTACATCAGACCTTCAACTCATGTCTTACGTCTTGGAGGCGACATGAAGTATATCGACGCAGGCCCATCGCCCGCTGGCTGGAGCAGGCTCTCAAACGTGCTGAAGTGCCCGCGCTACTACGCGCTGAACAGAGAGCATGACCGCACGGCTTCGGACGCGCTGGTGCGTGGCTCACTGATGCACATCGCGCTCGCCCATCACTATGCAGCCATCGGCGCAGAGCAGCGCGACACCCAAGTCGAGTACCTCAGCCCCGAGGCTGCGGTCGAGAGGTGTGTCGCCGAGGCGAACTGTGAGCTTCACGACAAGTGGAAGGACAATGTGATTGGCGTGTACCACCAGTACGCGATGATGTACCCGACCCCAAGCTGGCGTGTCCAAGCTGTCGAAGAGATTGTCTCGACCAAGGTCCGCGATGACGTGCGAGATGTCTCGTATGATTACACGGCTCGCATCGACCTCATCGTAGCTCACCACGGCAAGCACTACTTCGTGGACCACAAGACGAGCTTCATGATTCTACGCAAGACGTACAACAAGTATACTCTGTCGGGCCAGTTCCTCGGGCAGCAGATGATGGGGCGCGAGATGTTCGGCGACGACTTCGGGGGCGTCATTCTGAACCTCATCGGCTGGGATGATAAGAAGCCCGTTTCTTCGTTTAAAAGGAAAGTTCTGCCATATGCAGAAAGATCTGTTGCACTGTTCCCCGACACGGTTATAATGGGTGAGAGGATGATAGCCGACTTCAGCGGGAGGGATGCCTTCCACTGGCCCGGCGCTCATCGGGAGACAGCGTGCCAAACAACCTATGGCCCCTGTAGTTTTTTCGACACCTGTAAGAGAGGAGGACACTATGAGTAAGCTACCGTTTGTATTCGGTATCGTGTATGCTGCGCCCAAGAAGGGCAAGACCCTTGGCTTGATTAAGGCTGACCCCGAGGCGCTGGTCATCACGCCGGTCGGCGGAACATCCTGCGCCGAGTACCTTGGTGTAGAACCAGAGACTTGGCTTGTTACGCCGGACACTCGTGTGGATAAGATCATCGAGGTCATCAACCGGGCGTCGAAGTCCAAGAAGTTTCGCACCATCATCATTGATGACTTCAGTCTTATCGCTGATTCAGAGCTTCATCACATCCAGACCAACCCGCGCAACGCTGGCTTCAAGGCGTTCGACGTGTTGAACAAGGTGATGTACAAGCTGCGTGATGCAGCCCGGAATGCTGGCTGCCACGTCTTTCTCGTCATGCACGAGACTCCTCCGCGCGAGGTGACCCGTGACAATAAGACTGTCTTCATCCCCGGACATCCGTCCATCACAGGATGGAAGCTCCCGGAGAAGATCCCGGCGATGGCTGACTTCGTGGTCCGCATCAAGCACGACCCTCGCGCCATCAGCAACTGGCCGTATGTATATCAAGCCGCGCCGACACCTGACTACATTACAGGTAGCCGCTTGGCAATGATGCCCGGCTTCTCACCCACCAACATCCGCGAGGTCATGATTGCCACGGGCTACGACCTGCCTCGCCCCAAGGGCATGGAGTGGATGGACGATGCGGCGGAGGCCGTTTGTCAAGAGCTTGTCAAGGCGGGAGCCAAAGACAAGAGAGCAGTTAAGAAGTGGTTGTCCAGCGATGGTCCCGCATTGGCGGAAGCATACAAGGACAAAGACCCAAGGCACATTCGCTGGGCAATCAGCGATGGCATTGACCGGGCGGTGCTTCGCCGCCATAAAACCAACCTGTTGACCGATTTTATCGACAACTTTTAATAGAGAGGGAGAGTAAGATGGCTGTTATTTTTAGAGTAGACACCGACGACATGAACAGTGGCAAGCTGGAAGAGCGAGGAATCTTCAAGGTAGAGGTCAAGACCCTCAAGCCCGAGGTTAGCAAGAGCGGGAACAGCATGTTGAGCTGGATGGCTGAGGTTGTCGAGGGCGACCAGAAGGGATGTGTTTGTTACGGACGCATCTTGATTCCGACCGCTGAGATGAAGTGGCCGCGTCAGCGTTGGCTGAAGATGCTGGAGTCTTTTGGTAACACCTTGGAAGACGCTAAGGGCATCATGGACGACGGTGTTGACGACGAGCTTCACGTCATTGGACAGCACGGATGGCTTGAGTTTACCCCCGGCGTCGGCGAAGGCTCCTTCCCGGAGACGGAGTGGGTGACCGAGAAGGAGGCCAAGTCTCGCACGGCTATCGCAGCCGAGGCAGCAGCCGCTCGTGCCGACATGGAAGACATGCCCTTCTAATCACTTTGGGGCGTCCTAATCTTACGGTCGGTTATGTCCTTCCTGTCCGTAAGTAGGGTTCGTGGTTGTCCCCGTGGGGCGTCCCATTTATCTCAAGCGGGGGTCTTTGTAGGCTCTATCCTCGAACAGAGTTAGGTCAGGTAGTTTGAGTTGTTTGCGCCTGTCCGCGCAGAGGCCCTCGCTTTTGGAGGAACCATGGGCGAGTGCCCTTTCTGTTGGGAAAAACTGGCTGACGCTACCGACGAGTCTTTCAAAAAAAGGCACCCAAGCGCAGCAGACATACACCTGTACTGCCCCAACTGCAACGCAAGCATCTACTGCCACAAAGGACCAGACCGGCCATGGGTAAAAGCGAAGGGCTTTCTTTTCCGCCAGTCCTCTGTTACCGGTGAGTTCTATCAAGATGGAGACGACGATGAACTGTTTTTACTGTAAAGACACCGAGCTAATCTGGGGCGGAGACCACGAAGCCGAGGGCAGCACGGTGTACAACATGGTCACCAACCTGACCTGCCCCAAGTGCAGCGCGCTCGTCTTGGTCTACTCCGGTGTTGAATCTGAAGAGCCTCCGGCAAGGATTGTCTTATTTTC